AGCAATTGCTTCTTTATTAATTAAGTTTTTTGAACAGTATAACAAGCCAGCAAGTCCAGAAATTCTAGCCATTGAGATTGGCAACCTATCTGGATTCACGGACAAAGAAGTCCCAGAGATGCTGGAGTATGCCAAACAACTAACCACTGCTGAAGAGAATGAAGAGTGGCTAATTCAGAATACTGAGAAGTTCTGTAAGAACAGAGCAGTTTACAACGCCATTCTTGATTCGATCAAGATCATTGACGGTAAAGATCCAGCGCATACTCAAGACGCCATACCATCTATTCTTTCAGATGCGTTGGCGGTATCATTCGACAACCATGTAGGACACGACTACATAATTAATGCACCAGAACGATATGACTTCTATCACAAAGTCGAAGAGAAGGTTGCATTTGATCTTGACATGTTCAACAAGATCACTAAGGGTGGATTGAGCAAGAAAACATTGAACATTGTTTTGGCTGGTACTGGTGTTGGTAAATCATTGTTTATGTGTCATGTGGCAGCATCTACATTGATAGCAAACAAAAATGTATTATACATAACTATGGAGATGGCTGAAGAGCGTATCGCTGAACGTATTGATGCAAATCTTTTGAATCTGACCATGGATGAGTTGAAGGTTGTTGACCGAGATATCTTTGAGAGTAGGATTGATAAGATTAATAACAAGACGCAAGGTAAACTTATCGTCAAAGAATATCCAACGGCTAGTGCTCATGCGGGTCACTTCCGTGCCTTGCTCGAAGAGTTGAAGATGAAGCTGGAGTTTAAACCAGATATTATTATGATCGACTATCTGAATATTTGCGCCAGCCAGCGTATGAAAATGAATGCCAATGTAAACTCATATACATATATTAAGGCAATCGCTGAAGAGTTGCGTGGTCTGGCAGTTGAATATAATGTTCCAATTATATCTGCTACGCAGACAACAAGATCTGGTTACACAAACTCAGATCCAGGGTTGGAAGATACTTCTGAGTCGTTCGGTCTTCCAGCCACAGCTGACTTTATGATTGCCTTGGTGAGTAATGAAGAGTTGGAACAGCTGAATCAGATTATTGTTAAGCAGTTGAAAAATCGATATAGTGATCCAAATTACTACAAGAGATTCGTTATTGGGGTTGATCGGTCTAAGATGAAACTTTATGATGTTGAGACTTCTGCGCAAGTTGGATTATCTGATTCTGGGCAGAAGGAAATTGATAAACCAATATTTGATAAGAGTGATTTCGGTAAAAGAATGCAGACGGATTCTTTTAGTGGGTTCAAGTTTTAAGGAGAGAAGATGAAAGTTATTGTCGCTGATAAAAAAATTGATTGCGAACATTTACTTGGGCAGTTTCTTGATGAGAGTCATTACGATACTTTGATCGAAGAAGATGCAGATGTATACATGCCACACATCCCAGGACAAGCAGAATCATTATCAGAAGAAAGAGTAATCCTTAAGTTTCGTAAGAATTACTTTACGCAAGAACAACAGAACGCAGCTTATGCTGGGTTAAGAGAAGCAGCAACTGAAACTCAAAATCGTGGACTTGCTGCTGGACCACGTGCTGACAAACTTGGTAATCGCGAATGGGTAACTGAGTATCAATATGACATTGTAGATCATTTTCTAAAGCCATCAGAAAATCTTTTCGGTGAAGATCCAGTTGAAGAGATTAAGAAAAAATATAAAGACAAGAAAGATGTTGTTTCTAATCGTGCACGAGTTTGGTCGATCGAAAGAGTCAAGCAGGAAAATTTTGAGTTTGATTCATGGGTAGAAAAAGTCAGGAAAATGAGTAAGGATGATGCTAAAAAATCTGCAGAGCTTGTTGCAGACAAACTAATCTGCCAAACTACCTATGCGAATTCAGTTAACTCAGGCATTGCTGGATGGTTTGATCGTTATCCAAGAATCCCATACGGAAGAGCTACATCTTACACCAGAGATAACTTCGATAAGTTTAAAATGTCATATCCGTTTCTTCAGTCCTTGGCTAAGGGATTCAAGGAACTTATGCCATGGAGATATGGTAATCAAATGGAAGCTGCCAGTAAAATTGATTCTAGATACTTGGTGCCAGAAACTCCGTTCACCACTGTGACAGTTAACAAGACATTCAGAACAGCAGCCCATCGAGATGCTGGTGATTTAAACTCTGGCTTATCGAATCTGTTAACTCTTACAAATAATGGTAACTATACAGGTGCTTATCTTGTTGCGCCAGAGTACAGAGTCGCAGTGAATGTTAGACCAGGTGATCTGTTATTAATCAATAACCATGAGGTTATGCATGGTAACACTGAGATCATTTGTCATGATGACATAGCTGAGAGGATTAGTTTGGTGGTTTACTTCCGTGAGAAAATGCTGGAACTTGGAAGCAAAGAGTATGAGGATACTAGGTTTGACTTTGTTGAAACCCGCAGACTTAACAAGGATCACCCAGAATGGCGTCCACTTTGGAATGGTGTTACCCAGGGAATGTGGACAAGTGACGAGTGGTATAACTACTGTGAATCCAAGCTGGGCAAATCTGAACTATTGAAGTATCACCCTGAAGCAGACAAAACTACACTTGAGGAGTTTTTCGCATGAGCATTGAAATTATTATTCCGACACTTGGACGTTGTGACAATCAAATAACTTTGAGTAGCATTCCAGCAAAACACCATCAAATAGTTACCTTGGTTGTTCAGGAACATGAATATGATTACATGAAAAATAAGTATACTTCTTGTAATGTTTGGAAACTACCTTCTGGCACCAGAGGTATTGCTCTTACACGTAAACATATAGGAGCAAACTGGAAAGGTAAACGCATTTTTGTTATGGACGATGATCTGAAGTTCGTAACTATTGACTCTGAACTAAAGGGAAAGAATACAACAGAATCTGAGTTTGATGATATGCTGTTGCAGATCGAGAACTTTATGGACGAGGGTTATGTTCATGGAGGACTTTCCACTCACAATACTCCACCGCAGGAAAAGCCACATTCATTTAACACCCGTGTTTATACCAATGTTTTCTATTCTGAAAAGTTTGACTCAGACTCTATTGATTGGGGAGAACAGTATGTTTTAATGCCAGAGGATTTCTATGTAACATTACAGCTGCTGACAACTGGCTATCAGAATGTCGTGTTCAACCACTACAGAGTTAACCCATCTGCCACGAACACCAAAGGCGGATGCGAAACTTATAGAACTATCGAAAACCACAATAGAGGGCAAGAAATACTTGCCGAGAAGTTTCCCGACTTCGTTGAGGTTTACGATAAAGAACAGACCAGTGGTCCATGGAAAGGTATGAAGAAAAAGGCATTAAAAATTAGATGGAAGGAAGCGTATATGTCTAGCCAAAAGAATACGCTGGATGAGTTCTTCGGATAATTTCGCATTGTAAAATCTACCAGAAAACGGGTAGACCCTAAATAATTGTAGGTATTGCCTTTTAATTGTTTTCGGGGTATAATAGTTGTATGAGATTCCTAGAAACGCTAGACTACGACTGGATAGAGATGCTCAATTTTCATGAGCGTCCATTCAGAGCTAAGTTCATTCCTGCAAAAGTATGGAACGACCTGGATAAGTATCGTAACGATTCCAGGGGGTTGATCAACTACTTTAAGAAATGGCGAACCAAGATTGAGTTCCGCCAGGAGAAATCCAAAGCCAAGTGTTATCTAACCTACGTCGGGATAGGTGGCGAGTATGATCCAGAGCCACGTCAGATCGGCATCCATATCTACACGGATTACTACGATAGATTCCCCTTCACAGAAATCACCTGGGATAAATTCAAATATAGACTGATACAGATTCAGATGCATGAGCTGATTCACTTCATGCAGTTTGATCGCAGGGATGGGGAATGGTCAGGTTATGTTCTCCCATACAAAACAGTCAAGCAAAGAAGAAAGAATGAAGAGAGAAAGTATCTCTCAGAGTTTGACGAGATCCAAGCATATGCTCATTGCATATTCTTTGACTACCGCAACAACAAACCAAATATTCCAACAGAGGTTTTAATCTCCCGATCCAACAAGTCCAAGGCAGATTCCAAGAACATGAATTATGTCTTGCGCACTTTCAACTACGACTATCGAAACAACCACGCTATCCCAAAGATCATGCAGCAGGTGATGAAATGGGAACGCAAGTATAAGAAACAAGTTCGTCTGTCACGCAAGCATAAATAATTTAGTTATTCTAATTATGAGAGACGATTAATGGCACAAGAAGGATTTGCTTACGAAGAAAGAGCATATGCTGCTTTGCAGAAATATAAAATTTCTACAGGTGGCACTGCAGGCGCATCACACGATAAACCAGACCTGACCATTCAGAACAGAGAGAACAAGAAAACTGGTTGCGAGTTAAAGAACTCACCAACTGCTGCAGGTTCTATGGTTCTAAAATACGTTAAGGGTAACTGGGGATTTGGTGATGCTGGTGATGAGGGTGCTAATCCTGAAAAAGAATTTTTACAGGCTCTCGGTAAAAGCGCAAGACTGCTTGAAAAAATGACTTCTCAATGGCGTGGTAAAACACCAATGCTACAGAATGATGCTTCTGGTAAGAAAATGCTCGTAGAAGGTAGCTGGAGTGTTCTTGCTGATAAGAAACGTGCTTACGAGCATGACTTGAAAACATTTGGTGCGCAAAATGAAGTTCATATTAATGTTGGCGCAAAAGCAGTTTGTGATTACTATTTGAAAAAGAAATGCTCTTATATAAATGTAGGCACTCATGGTTTCTTTACATTAAATGGAAAAGATGATCTTGGGTTAAACGCTAATCTTAAAAAACTTGGGCAACCACCTATACCAAATTTCGCAACTAGCGCAGATTGTAAAATTCGTGTTCGAGTTCAGTTAAAAAGTAGCTCGAAGTCTGACTATCAATTTGTTATGACATTACAGTTTAGTAATGTCAAAAAATCTCCATATAACATAGCACCATTAAGAGCAGGGTCAAAATCTGACATTGATTTGGTTAAATTAGCCAAAGACCCTCTTGTAATGGCATTCTAATAGGGTTATAATCCCCTCAAAGTTGTAGGGTTATTACTTTACTTTAATGCAAAAATCAGGTATAATAGTTATATGAAGACGTTGAAGACTATCATTGCAGAAGAGAAGAATGTGCATATGGAGCATATTGAAGATCTCGTGTTCAATGAAGGTTCAGCTGGCGTCAACAAAGCAATCAAATTCCTCAAAGACCTGCGTGATATGTTGGCAGGTACATCTACTAAAAAAGTTACAGCAACAGTTAAGTGGGATGGTGCGCCAGCAGTGTTCGCTGGTATCGACCCACGCGATAAAAAGTTCTTTGTCGCTAAGAAGGGTGTATTCAATAAGAATCCTAAAGTATATAAAACATCAGCAGAGATTGATGCTGATACCGATGGCGATCTGGCATTGAAACTTAAGATTGCTTTGACTGAGTTTAAGAAACTGGGTATTAAGTCTGGCGTATATCAAGGTGACTTGATGTTCACATCAGCAGATATTAAAACGCAAGCAATCAATGGTGAGAAGTATCTCACATTCCATCCGAACACTATCGTTTACGCAGTTCCATTGGCTAGTGAACTGGCAAAGAAAATTAAAACTGCAAAGATCGGTGTCGTGTGGCATACAACATACACTGGCTCTTCATTTGAGTCAATGACCGCATCTTTTGGTAAAGGTATAGTAACTAAGATGACTCATGTTCCATCTGTTTGGATGGACGACGCTAACTACAAAGATTACTCTGGCGTTGCCAACTTCAGCGCAGCAGAAACAAAACAAATTGATTCTATAATCTCTAATCTTGAAACCAAATTCTTAAAGATTAATGACGCAACATTAAATGCGATTAGTCAAGATGAAGACTTACTTGTTCTAGTTAAAACATATAACAATACTAAGATTCGTTCTGGTGAAAAAGTAGAAAACGTAAGTGCGCATGTCGAAGGATTGTTCCACTACATCTATGATAAATATCAGAAAGAGATAGATTCCAAGAAAACAGAAAAGGGCAAATCCGCTCAGGAAGAGAAACGTAAGAAAATTTTAGCATTCTTCGCCAACCATCCAAAAGCACAGATCGAGAAGTTATTCGATCTGGCGAATGCCATAGCAGATGCAAAACTTCCAATTATCAATAAGATGAACCAAGCAGGACACATAGCCACCTTCGTTAAAACCCCAAGTGGATTTAAGATCACAGGAGTAGAAGGATTCGTCGCAATCGATCACCTGAAGGGTGGGGCAGTGAAGATAGTTGACCGAATGGAGTTTAGCCGCAACAACTTTAGCGCAGAGATTATCAAAGGATGGCAGCGATGAGCGGAGACTTGAACGAACTATTTAAATTGGTTTCTGATGCGAAGAAGAATAGTCCTGTTGCTAAACAAACTAAAGAGATAAAAGAAAACATTCAAGGCGGACTTAGTGATTTGTTTTCAGAAATGGCTAGATTAAAAGCCAACGATCCTGTTGCTCAGAAAAACAAAAAGATTGAAGATCAAGTTCGCGAATCAGTTGAGACTGATCTTCACTCTTTGTTCTCTGAACTTGCTTCGTTAAATAAACAAAAAGAAGAAATAATACAAGAGCAGATAAAAGAGGAACATAAAGTTCTAACAGAAGTAGTTCCTCTTCCAACTCCAATTGGAGAAGTTCCTCCATCTCAACAAGTTGTTCCAACATTACCATTGACAGGTTTAGATAAATGGTTAGCGACGCCAAAGACAACTATTGATAATACATCAGAAAATGATCTGTCATTAATCAATAAGAAGATCAAGTTCTTAGAGCAGTGGATCGGCAAGATTCAAAATGCTGGACCAGGATCTGGTGAAGTCAATCTACGTTATCTAGATGATGTTAAACGAGACACGATTGCTGATGGTCGCTGGTTAAAATACTCAGAAGCAGATAAAAAGTTTATATTTGATGAGATCAATCCGTATGAAGTTGTATATAATACAACTGAAGTTACAACACCGACATATACAGTAGATGATAATGACTACTACATCGGTGTTAATTACGCTGGTCCAGTTACAATAACATTACCAGCAACTGCTAATTCTGGCAGAATGCTTATTATCAAAGACGAAGATGGTGACGCAGAAATTAATCCTATTACCGTACTTGGGACTGTTGATAACGATGCTGGTGGATTTATAATTCAAATTAACAATGGAGCCATACAGATGATATATCGTAATGGCTGGAGAATAGTATGACATATTTGTTTACAAACAATCAAGAAGTTAAAAATGATATCGGCAATCCATTACCAATATCAAAGAATACAACAGTAAACTCTGCTGATAATCCAATATATGTAGATGCTCAAACGACTCCATCAGGTGGTGGTAACGATGCATTCGGTAGACAGCGTGTTAGTGAGCCATTTACACTAGGAGATTATAAACATCTATTTGCTCTTGATCCTAACTTTGTAGATAAAACATTAAATGGTGGTTCTATAACCTTTCTTTTGAACAAAGCATGTGCCCAATTAACAACTACCAGCAACACATCGTCATATGCTGCTCACCAAACTAAATTTTATCATCACTATCAGCCAGGAAAGTCACAAACAATTCTATCCTCTATTTGTTTTGGATATGCTCAAAGAAATGTAACAAAAAGAACTGGATACTTTGATGACAGAGATGGTATCTATTTTGAACAAGTTGGTTCTGATACTAGTGATGGAACAAACAATGGAACACTTAACTTTGTAGTAAGAAGTTATGTTTCTGGATCACCAAGTGAAGCTACACAGGGTGCATATGTTCGTAGAGTTCCACAACATTTATGGAATGTAGACAAATGTGATGGTACAGGTGCTAGTGGATTTAATATTAACATGTCAAAGACTCAACTCATTTATATGGACTTTCAATGGTTAGGTGTTGGTAGAATTCGAGTTGGATTTGTTCATGATGGAACATACATCGTTGCTCATGAATATAATTGCAGTAATGTATTAAGTGAAGTTTATATTTCAAATCCTAATCTTCCTGTTCGTTGTGAAATTCTTAATACAGGAACAACTACTGGTGGAAGTTTAGATCAAATCTGTGCTACTGTTATTAGCGAGGGTGGATACTCACAGAATGGTATTGACTGGGCGATTGCTCCGTTAGCAAGAACGACTGCAACTCCATCAGCAACACCACTTCCTTTGGTTGCTATCAGACTAAAAAATACATTTAATGGTTATCCGAATAGAATCACTGCTAGATTAAATCATATTTCTTTTTATGCAGAAACGAATAGCGTATATTATCAGGTAGTGAAACTTCCTTCAGCTGCATCCCTAACGGGAACTGTAACTTGGCAGTCTGTTAATGATGATAGTGCTGTCGAATATTCGGTTACTCAAACAGGGTATGTTGAAGCAGACGGAGATATGTTATCCGCTGGGTTCATTCCAGCTGGTGCTTCTCAAAACTCTTTATCTCCAGTTAATTCTGGGGAACTAACTAGTGCTAAGAAAAATGCTTTAAATCAAAATTTTGACTCCAATAACTCTGAAGTTTATGTTATCGTGGTTAAAACTATTACAACCGGAGGAAATGCCACCGCCACTGTGGGCGCAGCACTCCAGTGGAGAGAAATTTATTAACGACTAAATAATACATTAGTTCAATTTATAGATGGGTCAAATGAAAAGATACAGCCAGTTCCTAAAGGAACTTCCCTCAAAAACCGTAGTTTTAGCATTCGGGCGGTTCAATCCCCCAACAATTGGTCACGAACTGCTCATCAAAGCGGTCAAAAAGGTTGCAAAAACTCATAATGCAGACCACTCAATCTACGCCTCCAAGACTACCGATACCAAAAAGAACCCACTAACGGTAGACAAGAAAGTCAAATACCTGAAGTTGATGTTCCCAGGAACCAACTTTGTAGCTGCTAATGATCAAGAAAGAACTTTCTTAGAGGCAGCTAAACACCTAAACAAGAAGTATAAGAATCTCATAATGGTCGCAGGAAGCGATCGAGTCCAGGAATTTACTCGCCTGTTGAATACCTACAATGGAAAAGAGTTCAAATACGATACAGTCGAAGTAGTTTCGGCTGGAGAGCGCGACCCAGATGCAGACGATGCTTCTGGTATGTCAGCCAGCAAAATGAGAGCGTTGGCTTCCAAGGGTGACTACTCAGAATTTAAGAAGGGTCTTCCTTCTTCCATACGCGATATCGATGGTCGTCGTTTAATGAATGACGTTCGCCAGGGTATGGGACTTGATATGGTCAAGGAAGATATTATATTGGTTAAAGATACCCTACGTGAGCAGTATTTCCTTGGAGATATATTCAATGTTGGTGATATTGTAGAGTCCAGCGGAGTTAAGTATGAGATCGTCAAACGTGGATCTAATCATCTGCTGCTCAAAGAAGAATCTGGTAAACTTGTTTCTAAATGGATCCAAGACGTAAATATTGCTGAAGATGTACAACCTGGATATGCACCCAAAGAAATTTCTTTCGATGGATATACCACGAAAAACTTTCATCACCATGAAGATGCGGTAAAAGCATTTCAGGATACTATATCTAGATTCGGTAGCACTCACAGAGAGATCGTAAAGACAGCGTTGACTGCAACTGATAAATATATGCAGTTAAACGATATGCATATAGCCAGCGGAGAAGCTCCAACTGGTGAAGAAATAAAACAGTGGATTGAGTCACACGGTGTTGCAAAACAGGCACTAGATAATATCGGAGAATTTTTACACCACGAAGATTACTGGCATCAGCATCGCCATGAGTTAGAAATAATGCTGAATCAATATAAAGATAAAGGTGCAGAATCTGTGGCAGAGGAAACTATGAAGACAGAACCAAAAAGTTATAAGGATTTTGTAAGCGATCTTAGAACAGATATAGAAGATCCATTTACAAACACGCCTGTTCAAGATCAACCAGAAACTGGTTTAGTTGGTCACACTCTTCACAGTGAGCCACTTGACACTTACATGCGCCACAGAAAAGTTAAGTATCAACTTGGTGAGGGTGTCCATCCTGCTATAGGATATTCTAATCCGGATAGAACTGTAAAAAAAGGTCCAGAATCAAACCCATTTAGAAAACAAAAAACTGCTGCAGACATTGAGAAAATTAAGAAGGCTAAGGCAGATGATGCTAAGAAATCTGCTAAAGCGCAAGGTGGGATATACAAAAAACAAAGTAATACACAGAGAAATCAAACAGTTAAAGGATATATGGATCTGCTAAAACAGATCGGTGAATCCAGCAGTAAACTTAGCAGTCAAAGAGAAACTTCAACTCCAGTTTATGATGCGCATATCAAAGGTAACTCTGATTACTCATCTATTGTTAAGAAACATGGTGCCTTTAAAACAAGAGAAATTATTCACGGTCTTTCAAAAGAAAGAGATTCTCTGCGTAAACATTCTGGCGAGTGGGCAGGTCCTGCTCATGTAAGAAATCATGACTTTGCTATTCGCGGATTGAAAAAAGCAATTGGTGAAGAAGTAGAACTTGACGAATCGCACGTAGAGTTTAGAATCGATCATCGTCAGAAAGTTGCTCCTGGTCATGAAAAAACATTTAAGGATCATGACGCTAAAGTTTCAGAAATAAGCGACAAAGCAACATATGTAAAAGTTCCTGCTGATAAAGCAAATTCGTTTAAAGCAGCAATGAAGTCTAAACATAATACGCACTTAGAACTTGCCGAAGAAACATCGCCAATGATTAAACCACCAAGCAACAGATTTGATGATAAGAAATCTGCATTCGCTCATGCCAAAGAGCATGGTGGTAAAGTATATAAACGTGAATATGTTAATCCAAGAACAGGTACAAAGCAAACGCATTTTGTAGTTAAAGAAAGTTACGACGAAATTCAATCAGCTGATTACAAAACTGATTCTAAAGGTAAAAAATACGCTGCTCGCCACATAGTATTTAAGAACGGCGAAGAAGAAAGTGACGAAGAAAAAGCAAAACATCAGCGCGAGCAAATCGAACTTGAAGAAAAGAAAAGAATTAAAGAAACTCCAGTTAAAGATGATTCTGCTCAGTTAGGTGATGAGGAAGATAAAGGAAATGATGCATTCTTTGAAGAGGAAGAGTTTGATATAGAAGATATGTCTGATGATGAGCTGGACAAGATGGCTGGCGAAATCGAAGATGAAGACGACATTATGGATGAATACGAAGACGATGAGTTTTCCATTGTTGACGATGAAACTGGTGAAGAACTGCCAGAAGATGAAGACGAAAAAGAAATCAAAGAGGCTGCTCTATATGAAGTTCTTTCTCGCATGGAAAGAATGAGAGCTAAGGCAAGAATGCGTCGCACCAAAGCAAAACGTGAGCGTGCTACAAAAATCGCACTAAAGCGTTACTCATCAAATCCAACTATCAATAAGAGATCACGTCGTCTAGCTATCAAACTTATGAAGAAAAGATTGCTTCGTGGTCGGGATCCATCAAAAATTTCTGTTGGCGAGAAGGAAAGAATTGAACGTGTTATTGAGAAAAGAAAAAAGATAATTGGACGTTTGGCTATGCGTCTTGCACCACGTGTTCGTAAAATAGAGAAGGCTAGATTATCTCATACAAAGTTTACACAAGGAGCGCCAAATGTTGCATTTTAAAGAGTGGCACGTAAGAGGAAATATTACAGAAGAAAATGACCCAAGAGAATATGACTTTGAGGGTGACATGGCAAAGGGAGATTTAAGAAGCATTATAGTGAACGCAAAACGTGTGCATGATATGCTTGAGGATAATACTAATCTTCCAGAGTGGGTTCAATCTAAAATTACAAAAGCAGAAGATTATATCTCTACTGTCGCTAATTATCTTTCCAGTGAGTCCATGAAGGAAGAAGTTGAGCAAGAAGATCTTGATGAAGCAAAGTATCAGGGTAGAGAAGTTCCATTGAACAAACCAATGGCTGGGGACGTCAAGAAATCTAAAGTTTTCGTTAAAGATCCATCTACAGGAAACATTAAAAAAGTAAACTTCGGTGATAAAACACTAAGTATTAAAAAACATATGCCCAACAGAAAGAAAAGTTATTGCGCACGTTCTTCTGGGCAGGGTAATTTAACTGATAAAACAAAAGCGAATTATTGGTCTCGCAGAGCATGGGATTGTTAATGGATGAATTAAAAGCTGCCTTACGAATAGTATTAGCGAACAAATTTCTGATGTATTTTAAAGCGCAGTCCTACCACTGGAATGTGGAAGGAATGTTCTTCTCGCAGTATCACGACTTCTTTGGCAAAATTTACGAAGAGGTTTATGGTTCTATAGATACAACAGCTGAAGAACTGCGTGCTCTGGATGCATATGCACCAATTAGTATTAATGAAATGTATTCTTATGCTACAATAGATGAGGATGCAATGAAACCAAGTAATATTACGGACATGGTTCAGAACCTTTTCATAGATAATGCGAAGGTAATCGAGAGCCTAAATAGTTTATTCGAAATAGCGGATAAACAAAACGAACAGGGTTTGGCTGATTTTGCCGCAGGAAGATTGGATGCTCATAAGAAACATGCTTGGATGCTTTCTTCTACACTAAAGAAAACGGGGAACTAGAATGAAATCTTTTTTAACTTTTGCTGAAGCACTAAAAGGTAAACAGCATAAAATTGATGTAGATAAAGACGGTAAGATCGAAGGCGAAGATCTTGCTAAACTTCGTGCAATGAAAAAGGAAGAAGTAGAACAGATTGACGAGGTTGAAGAACTTGATGAAGACAAATATGATAGAATGTTATCTTCTATGTTGAAAGGTAAATCTGGCGAAAGATTATTAAAAAAGCACAGCGATGAAGTTAAAAAAACAAAAGACATTGAAAGCGGCAAAACATTAAATAAACTTGTAAAGAAGAATCCTGGTGTTTTGAAAACACATAGTGCTGCAGTTAAAAGAGATAAGAAAATATATGGTGAAGAAGTTGAAGAGTTAGATGAGATTTCTTTACAAACAATGAGATCAGCCCGTGACAAATTAAAAAGCAGAGCATTTGATGCACATATGGATGACAACAAATATGCTGCACAACACTATGCTGGTCGTGCTGTTAATATGGCTAGGAAGATTAGGCAGAAAGAACATCAAGTAACTAAAGAAGAAGTCGACCCTACCCACAAAAAAATTCTGAATAAAGCAAAGACCAGTGTACCTAAAGCACCTAAGAGTGAATACGAACGAAAAGTTGTTAGTTATTTGAAAAAGAAATATTCAGAAGAAGTTGAACTGGAAGAAGTCGAAACAACTAATGAATCTTCTGCTTACGGAAGAATCAGTTCCAGATTCAAAACATTTTCTGGTCGTTCACTAGATGCAGCAGCAAAAGAACATGGTGATGAGGCTAAGAAACTTCAGAAAGAAATAGAAGCGCAACAAAAAGAAATAGATCGCCGTAAAGCTGCTATGAAAGAAGAAGTTAAACCTATGAAGCCACCATTCAATGCTCCATATAAAAAAGCAGCTGGTGATGTCAAAGATAAATCTGGTGCAGTACATACAGCAGCAAGTCGTGCAAAGCATCTCGCTAAAACTGGTATGAAAACACAAACTCCAGTTAAGGAAGGTGTCTTTGGTGCACTAGCAGGTGGTGTTCTTGGTGGTTTAGCTGGCGGACCATTGGGTGCTGCAGCAGGTGCTTATCTTGGACACAAGGCACAACAAGCTGGTAACAATGCAAAAGAAGTTAATAAAAAACTTAAGAAAGAAGAAGTTGAGCAGATTGATGAATTAAGTTTTAATACTCTGGCTAGCTACGCATCAAAGGTTGATCAAAAAGATAAACAGCCACTATCAAAGAAACGTCAAGCTGGATATAATTCTGCTGTAGAACGTATGTCAAAAGCAGCACAGACAGCTGATTTGAAAAAGTGGGGTAAAATTTCAGATTCAGTAGAATACAATTTCGACAACGAAGGAAACCTTATGCCAAATCCAGTATCATTTAAACAATTTTTAGGTCAGTTAGATGAGATCAAGATGGCTGATCTACCTTCACGTAAAGTATCTGGACGTGGTTATGGTACGGAATATTATAAGAAAGAAGCGGAAAAAGATAAAAGTGGATATGATGACGAGAAGAAAGAAAAGTCAGAAGTGAAGCGTGGTCGTGGTCGCCCAGTAGGATCTACTTCTGGCGCAAGACAAAAAGGTTCAACAACTGGGAAGAAACGTAGTGGTGTAGAAATGACTGGCTACCCATTACACCTTCCAAATAAAAACTAAGGAATTAAGATGGCGCTATGGACAAATATTGACGAAGAAGCAGGTAAACCAAAGTACCTATCTTCAGCAGATAAAGCAAACACAGTTGGTGTAAGCCCACTTGAAGCTACTGCAAATAATTTAACTGCAGGTTGGAATTTAAAAACAACTGGTACTGGTGGTCGTGCTGGTCGTGTATTCTATGAAACTTTGGTTGCGATGGGTTCAATGACTGGTGATAATGATAGCATTACACCGGAAATAGTAATTTCTTTGACAAATGCATATGCTACTAAGTTGGTCGGGCAATCGCATACAATTTCAGCGTTTGCACTAGTTGATCCTGCACAAGCTGCTACATTTACGTATCAGTGGCAAGAATCTGCTGATGATGGTACAACATGGGCGACTGCACCTGGAACTTCAAATACCAGTACATATACAACTAACTGCCCAACTGCTGGAACTTTTAACTATCGTGTTTTAGTTTCTTCAAATGTAGCAGATACACAAATTTCATCAAGCGGAATAATAATTGTTGTCGCACCATAAAATAAAAACTAAGGAGAAATAAAGATGGCACTTTGGGGAAATATAGATCAAGCAGCAGATAAACCAAAATATCTGAATACTGCTGATACAGCAGCTGTTGAGGGAATCTCTGCAGCAGAAGCAGCAACACCAGGCAATAAAGCGAAAGGTGTTCAGCATCCAGGTTGGGTTCTTTATAGAACTTATACTGATGCTCAAGGGAACACTCGTCATAAATCAGAAACATTAGTTGCTATGAGTACTATTTCTGGCGACGATAATACTGATGACACAACAATTGGTATTGATCCAGTTATTACTATTGGAACACAACCATCACCACTTAGTGTTACTTCGCCTACTGCAGCTACATTTACAGTAGTATCCACAATTAACAATGGTGGTGCATTGTCATATCAGTGGCAAGTTTCTACTAACGCTGGAACAACATGGTCAAATATCACTGGAGAAACAGGAACTACTCTGAATATTAGTGATACTGATCAAGAGTATCTAACTGCTAACCAGTTCCGTGTTATTGTTTCCTCAACAGGTGCTACATCTGTAACATCTAATGCAGTAACTTTAACAATAGCATAAATAATCTAGTAACCTAGAACGAGGTGGGATTGTAACAAATCCCACCAATTTATATTTTTAATAGGAGAGCCAAATGGCAGATCAAAAAATATCTGAACTAACAGCAGCAACTTCTGCTGCATCAGCTGATTTACTTCCAATCGTACAAGGTGGTAGCAACAAGAAACTAACTGTTGCTAACTTTCTTGCAAATTTAAATAGCCCAGTAATTGTTAACGCAGCAGGTGCTGACCAGGATACACGTATCCTCGGTAATAATGACGACGATCTTTTCTACGTCAATGCTGGCGACGATAAGATTGGTATCGGTACACAAACCCCAACAGAAAAACTAGACGTTGACGGAAACATAGCATATAATGGTTTCCTGCGGGCAGGTGGAACACCACAGATCATCCAAGGTCAAGGCGCACAAATTATCAGTTTGACCAGCGCAGTTACTTTGATTCATCCAGAAGGTTCTACTCAGTATGTTTTAGCAAACGGTGTTGCTGGTCAATACAAAACTATTATTTGTAGACAACATGCTGGCGGTCCAGCAGTTCTACTTCCACAAACTCCAGGAACCAACTACGCAACAATTACTTTCACTGGAACTGGTTCTACTGTTACTCTGTTATGGGTTGGTAGCAAATGGTGGATCGTTTCGGCATACGCAGTGACAGTTAGTCTGTAATTAGTTTTCTTTCGTTATGGAAATTTTGAACGAAAATAATTTCATTGTGTATTGTATGCGCAATTATGATAATCCTCAGTGCCATAGCATTGAGGAGTTT